CCCACTCCGGTACGGGGGGGATCCGTGACTCAAGATTAACAGGTCTTGGGGGGATAGTCTCGGTTTTTGGGGGGATGCCCGGTAACTTCGTTGAGTTACCGGGCATCCACGGGCGGAGACGGGGGGATTTGAACCCCATCCATTACGGCCAGTTGGATAGCGGTTTCCCCTTGCAAACAAAGGGAAGTAGCCCCATTACCGCCGAGTATTCGAAACCGCATAAACCGCTTGATTGGGGGCTATTCGACTAGGCATCCCCCCAATGGGGGGATGAGTTGCGGCACCTCGGCTAAATCCCCTCCCCACCCCACGCTGTAGCCGCCACCTTCTCCACCTGCCATTTCTCATCCCACCGGCAGTGGTATTCGCCGTACCTAACCCACTCCCACAGCACGTGCGTGGGGGTCGTCGCTATGGCCCTGCCGTAGATGACGCGGACCTTTACGAGCGGCCGCGGGTCGAGCAGCGTCACAGGCCCACCAGGAGCCCGTGCTAGTTCACCAGTGACCGCAGCACGTCGGCGCATCGACTCAAGATCCTCCATCCAGCCATGCTACCGAGACGACGAAAAAGCCCCCACCCTCCGAAGAGGATGGGGGCAGATTCAGTTAGGGAACAAAACCGGTCTTTCGGGCCGCTACTCTGGTGCCATGACTAATGACAACGTTCCCGGCCGGTTCCTCGTTGGTGACGCCTTCCCCATCGACCTGATCAACGAGGCGGACTGCCCGGCTGAAACTGCTCCGATCGGCTTTCCGGCCTCCTGCATCCTTGATAAGGGGCACGGCGGCCAACACGTAGCCGTGGGCTTTGAGGGCCAGGTCGTCGAAGTCTGGAGCTAGCCCAACCTCAGGACACTTCCCCGTCTTGATCAAACCTTGATGGTAACTCTGCATCTTCGGTGCAAGTTTTTGACTTGACAGGCTTTACACTCATCTTTGACTTGACAAATCCAGATGGGGGAAAAGTGAGCCGGAAGACTCGACGTATGCGGTCGGCAGCTAAATGGCAGATCGCGGGGCTTACGGCTCTTGGGCTTGCAACGGTGGGCGTGGTGGCGGTGGCGGTAGCCCCGGACAAGACGGAGGCCACTGCTGGCCCGAACCTTGTGGCTCCCGTTGCTGCGGCGCCGGTCATTGCCCGCCCCGGCGTGAAGCTCGTAGACAATCCCGTGGTCCTCTTCGCTGGTGACTCGCTGTCTGATGGATGGTACGCGACCGAAGAGGTCAAGGGCTTCCGCCCCATCGTCTCCGGTGCGCTGACCAAGGCCCGCCCGTCCTCTACATTCGTCCAGGCGCATAAGGCCGGCTACACCACGCAGCAGGTAGCGGACACCTTCCCGGTTCCTGAGGGCATCAACCTTGCCGTGGTCCAGCTCGGAACCAACGACGTCACGAAGAAGACCAACCCTGGCATGTTCGCCGGGCAGTACGCCGCGTACGTGGACGCCATCAAGTCGAAGAACCCGGATGCCGGGCTGATCTGCCTGGGCTCGTTCTTCCACGCCGCTGAGCAGTCCGACGCGATTGACAAGGTCATCGAGGCTGAGTGCAACAAGCACGACGGCTTCTATCTCGACATCACGGCCGTCTACGTCACCGCTGGTTACCGCGGCCCGGCAGGCACCCCGACATGGCTGGGTAAGTCCGACATGGGCCACCCGAACGATCTGGGACATGCACGCATCGCTGAGATGGTGCTGTCCCAGATCATCACCGAGGGCTAGAGCGACCGGAGCGTAGCGAACACGGCGGATGCCATATCGCTGTACCCCTGATCAGTCGGGTGCGCGCCGTCGTTCATCCATCCGGCGGCGTTGGATATTGCGTAGGACCCGAACCGTTCAAACACGTCGATGAATCCATACCCGGCCGATGCAGCAAGTGCCCGGCCCTGATCGGCGTACTGCGCTTCCAGCACCGGGTCATTGGCTGATGCCGGGTTGGATGGGACCACGGACATCAGGATCACGTCGCCGGATGCGGCTGCCGCAGCAGCGATCAGGGTGACGTTGGTCAGCCAGGTCGCCGCCGTGACAGCCGCGCCCGCGTCGTTGATGCCGAGCATAAGCAGGGTCAGGTCCGGCGCGTAGGCCCGGACCACGCTGAGGCTGTTGGTCGGGTTAGTGTCCGACTTCCACTGCGTGGTGGTCGAGGACGGGATACCCGCGTTGCCGACCCGGATGGACGACTCCGTTGTGAGGATCGGCTCAACACCGAAGATGAACACGTCCCCGCCGGTCTGCGCGATGGACAGCACGTGCCCGACGCCGGCCGTGGCCGTGACGCGTGCGACCTGCACGGAGGCGCTGCCCGCGGTGCTCACGGTCGTTACGGCGCCGCCGTCCACGCTCAGTCCGATAGAGCCAAGCCCAGTGTTGCGGGAGTAGTAAACGTCGAAGGCGTCAGCGTTCGTGGTCGTGGTGAAGGTCAGGGGCGCCGAGGTTGCCGAGCCCTTGTATCCGGCGTTGTTCGCGAACCCGGTGGCGCTCTTGATCCAGCCGGCGCCAAGGCCCCAGCGGGTGTCGATGCTCGTGGAGCTAAGAAATGATGTGGGGATCGCGAGGCCCGTGCGCGCCGGGGCGTAGTAGGTGTTCAGCATGTCCCTGAGCCGGGCCGGATAGCCCGTGGTCGAAGGGATCGGTGAGCCGCTGGACGTGGAGCCCCACGTGGTGGAGTCGCCCAGGCACAGGATCTTGGCCGTGCCGGAGTTGGTGCGGACCTTCGCCAGGGCCTTGCGGATCTTCCGGGTGGAGGTCGGGCCGATGTTGAACGAGCCCTGAGCGCGGGCGTATCGGACATCGGCGGCGGACAGGGACAGTGCGGGGGCATCAAGGATTCCCATGGGTTGCCTCCTAGGCTACGGTGATCGCGGGTCGGGTGATGACAGCGCCGGAGGCGTTCCGGGTCACCGTGGGCTGCGTGTAGGTCTTGGTTACGGGTGAGCCGTAGGTGATCGTGTACGAGTCGATGGCGCCCGGAGTACCTGCCGAGGGTGTGCCGGCGTACGTGCCAACCGAGCCGTCAGGCCACACCACGCCGGCACCAGTCGCGGCGCCGTTCCCGTCCCTCGTGATGGCCCCGACGATCAGCGCGTCAGGGTTTCCGGCGAGCGAAAGGTATGAGACATAAGTGGCATTTAGTGCCCCTCGTGTGGCGGATGCCGGGGCGTTGATGAGGGTCTGCACCGCGGAGTCGGCCGGCGCCCCAACGAGTGCGGCGCTGGTGGCCGCCGCTGCTTCGCTTGCTGCTGCTGCGGCCGCCGCACTGTCGGCATCGGCCACAGCTTCGGCGAGTGATGCCGTAGCTGCTGCGCCCGCGGATGCGCCAGCGTTCTCGGCCGCCACCTGGGCCGCAACAGCCGCCGCCTTGATGCCTTCATACGATGTGAAGTAGCCGGTGAAGCTACCACCATGCCAGCCAACACGCTCGATGCTGGCGACGAACGCCGGACCGAAACCGTTCTTGCTCACGGTGATCGGGTTAGGCAGTGCCGCGCCCGTTACGTCCGTGATGGTGATCGGCGCCATGGTTTCGTCGGCGGGGTCGAAGATGATGATAGACGCGTTGGCGGCGACGTTCTCCGTATTGTTCGGGTCGGTGGCGAATATCGGGTCATAGGTGTACGCCATGGGTTACTCCTTGGGGTCATGGAAGAAGCGCCCCAAGGGACGCATGAGCAGGGTGGAGCAGTGGTTAGGCTTCGTGCCGGCCGTCAGTAGTCGTCTCAGAGTTCGTCGCGGACGGGTTGCCATCCACGGCGCCGGACGCAACCGATGTCAGCACGGACAGCAGCGCGGCGGTTGCGGTCAGACCCAGGAGCTCAGGCCAATTCAGCGCCGTGATCCCGACAGTGCCCGCGCCGATTAGCAGGATGAGTGTCTGCGCTGCGGTCTTTACGGCTCGTTCGGTTGCGGCTTTCCAGAATGCGAGGGTGAACATTACTTGCCACCTGCCAAGCGCGCCGCCAGCGCGTCAACAAGCGCCTCTGCGTCAGCCTTCGGTAGACGGTCCGCCAGCGCAGTCGCCAGCGCGTCTACGTCCAGGTCAGGGGCGTTCTGCTCGGAAGCGTAGATGTCCGCCCGGAGCTGCTTGAACCAGTTCATTACGCCGCGGCCGTCCTCCTTCTGCTCATAAAGGATCGTCGCCGGAACATGCTCGACGGCGGCCTTGGTGTTGCCCAGTTCGGTGCGTACCTGGTTGAGGTGGTCGATGGCGCTGCGGCCATCCTGAAACTCACCCTTGGTCCGGAGCCCCTGAATGGTGCCCTCGGCCGCGATCTGTACTAGTTCTTCCCTACTGAAACCTGCCAATGGGTCATCCTCCTCGGATGCTGGTGTGATGGTGCCTGAGTAGTTGATGCCGTCATTGCTGACGACTGGCGTGTCTTCTACGTCCTCGGTCCAGCCCCGGTAGGTGAGCGTCATGCCGTAGTAGGCGTAGAACGCTTCGAGGTGCGCGAGGTTCGGGTGATGGTACGGCTTATTGGACAGGTCACTGGTGGAGTAGCAGGACCCGTCCGGGGCGAGTAGCACGACGTGCCCCAGGGGTTCATCAACAAGGCCGTACCAGACGGGCACCCAGACACCGGGCGGGAAGTTCCGGTCCCGGTGCTGCGTCTTGGACCCGTTCCATGCCGCCGTTGCCGAACCGTAGCGCTTGGCTACGCCGAACGCTTCGTTGACATATGCCAAGCACCAGCCCGGCTTGCAGGGAATGTGTGGATTGGGGGTTACGAGTTGGATCATGGCGTTCCCCCGATAGGTGGCGTGATGGTTGTTCGGCAGGCGCCGCCGTCCTGCTTGGCGCCGTCCGTATAGGTGATGGCCCAGCGGCCGTCATCGCCGCAGTATGAGTTGGCAATGCCGCGGCCGGGCTCCCCTTGTGGTCCTCCAGGGCCTTCGGGTCCTCCCGGGCCGGGCACCGTGGAGTCCGAGCCGGAGGCGCCCCTGCACGCATCGTTAGCACAGAACTGCTGGACGGCGGCAAGGATAGCCTCCGCGCTTGGGGGCGGTCCCGTGCCACCACTGGGGCCAATGCAGATCCCCGGGGCGCAGTAAGCGGTTACGGCCGCTAGGACCATGTCAGGTGTTGGCTGAGCGGCCTTCCCGTCCGCGCCATTGGTGCCGTTGGTCCCGGCTGTTCCTTTGCATCTACCGTCCGAGCAGAACGCGGCGAACGCGGATGCGATGTCATCCGGGGTGGGCGGCTGCCCGTCTCGCCCCTTGCAGTTCCCGTCCGCGCAATACGAACGGAAGGCTTGGACGAGGTCTGCTTGCGAGGGCCCGCCTAGCGGTGCCGCTGGAGCAGTTGGCGCGATGGTCGGTTCGCCGGCCGCTTCCGCCCATTTTGCGCAGAGGTCCATATCGTAGATCTGCCGGTCGCCTTCGCCGCAGAGAGCCTTGCCGGCTTCCTTGGCGATCTCCTTTTTCTCACCCTGCTGCTGCTGGGCGAAGGTAGCGTTTGACGCCGCCAGCCGCTGATTGTCCGCAACCAGGAAGAGGCACACGACGGCGAAGATTACCGCCGCGACAGCCAGCCCAAGGATTAGCAGGTTCCGGCGCCGCGCCGCCTTATTTCGGCGGTTCAGGTCCGTCTCCTGCTCCTCAATGGCCTTGTCGAACTCTGACTCGTTACTCATCGTCATCCTCCGGCCATTCCGCTGGATCGGGCCTGATGTCATGCGCCACTAGTTGTTCCCGCCAGCGGTCCCCCGCACGGGTGCGGAGTGAGAGCTTCCGGCGCAGTGCCGCGATGGTCTTCTTCAATTCCTCGATGCGGTCCTTGAGAGTCTGGATCATCGCGGCCTCCCCCGAGTCACGCTTCTTGTCCGCCCGGTTGACGAGCCATGCGACTCCACCACCCATGACGCCAAGGAACCCCCCGAGGGGTATAAGCCACTGAAGATCCACATTGGCGTCCTCCCCTAGTAGCCGACTGCGATATACGAGACTTTGAGGGTCAAGCTCGCAAGCGCGCTGCCGTTCGGGTTCAGGAAGCGCACGCAAACTTTGGTGCGGTCGGTCAGCTCGTTGATGATCTTGACGTTGATTGCGCCGAAGCCGCCCGTTGATTGGGCGTCCGTGATGGTGATCGCGGTCAGTGCCGATGGGAACGCTGTGGGGAACGTGTAGATCACGTCACCGTTGGCGTTCGTGGCGGGGAATACCCGTGTTTCAGCCTTGATGATGGGGGTGCTTGAGGATTGGCCGGCGTCAACACCTGGCGGCGTACTGCCGGACCATTCGGGGGTGTCGTTCGCGCCAACCCGTCGCGTCCACGTGGTGCCGCCGATGGTAATCTGCGTGCCAGTCGAGTTGAGGAAGGACCGCACAAGGTCATCGTTGGCGACAATCGCCCCGCCGTCGCCGGACCATGTGCGCAGGTCCACAATCGCGGTCGGCTGTGTCTGGCCGGCAGTGACCTGTACGAGGGCGATGGGCTGCTCGTCAATGTTGCCGGGTCCAGTCTGCCGGCCGCCTGGGATCGTCTTGGTTGATCCGCCGTTGACCTTCACGAATTTGGACTCGCCGCCAGTCGGGGTCCAGTCGCGGCGGACCGCGATCAGGTCCCAACGCGAGCCGGAACTAATCGTGTCGAGCTGGATGGTTTCGTTGTCCACGGTCTTATCCGTGACGCCGCAACCGAAGCCCTCGCCCGCGCCAATCGACACGGTGCGGTCCTGCCCGGCAACGGCAGTGACCTTCCAGTGCAGCGGGGAGCGCACACCGTACTTAGCCGTTCCGATAGACGGGAAAGCATCAGCCCATGCCGTCTCGGTGTACGGGTTCACCGTGGTCGTGTCATAGCCGTGAGAAGTGAATGTGACTGCCACTAGCGGGCCTCCTGGTTTCGTTGCCGCCGTGCGAGGGAAGCGATTCGTTGCGCGGTAATCCGCTCTGGCTGGTTGGTCAGTTCGCCGATGGCCGGCTCAACTGACGCGTACTCCGGCGACACCCATTTGAGAGTGCATTCGCGGATCACTTCGGTAATGGTGATGTCGTCCGTGACCTTGACGGGGACACGGTCGCCCACATGGAATCCGCCCGGCCCGTACTGGAAGATGCCGGAACCTGCGAGGGTGAGTGAGACGCCGTTCTTGGGCCCGAGTTCGTCAAGGGTTTCCTGCCCGCGGGCGTACATGACCGCATCGGCGTTGTCGTCCCTTGCGTCCCGGAACGTTTCGGCCCGCATCCCGTACTGGGTTTCGCGTGCCGTGTCCGCGAGCGTCAGGAACTTCCGTGCGACCCCCTCACCCTGCCCGCCAATAACGGCGCGGGATGCGGTAGGCCTAGTGCGAGTCATGTTGACCTGCTTGAGCGTGCGGCCCTTCACCGACAGGCTGCGAGGGTGCGTCACAGGCTCGTACACGTCCAGGACCAGCGCGGTCCCCTCCTGCTTGACGGTGACGCCAATCCCGGCATCCTCGACCGCTGGGAACAGTTGATCCATGAGCGGGTGCATCCTGAGGGGCACGCCGCCGGGGATCGTGGCGCCCCGGGCAAGGTTCGTTGCGACAGTCAAACCGGGGACAGCCAGCCGGGCCACGCCATTCTCAGTGACGGCCGTCTTCACGATCGTCTCCGCGGGCCCGGTGTACGTCCGGTACTCAGCGGAACCCTGAGCGCTGATAGCGGCGCCGGGAACAGGCCAACCAAGGATCTCCCGCAGCACGCGGAAGTCATCCTCTACCGTGACCGTGTAGAGTCCCTTGACGCCGTCTGCGCTCAGACTGTCGGCCACGATAGGCCCGCTAATGAGGTGCTGGCCCTTGAATAGGACCCTGAGCCGGGCCCCGTCCGCTTTGAGCTTCTCAAAGCTTTTGTGAGCCAGTGGGACCGTCATCGTTAGGGTGGAGACGAGGTTATGCCGATCGGTGACCTCAAGCGCAGTTGGGTTTCCGATCTGGCACTGGAAGACGCGGTTCTTGTCGTAGACGCTGATGCGGAAGACGCTCACCACGGCCTCCGATACAGCGTAGGCAGGAGGACTTCAACCGTTCCGGCGCCGGTGATCTCCAGCGACAAGGGCACCTGCGAGCCAGCAGGGACCGGCGCGAAGTCCGCTTCCCCGAGCTCCGCGGTCATGTCAACCGGGTTGATGAGGTCCACGCCGACAATCCGCTCCGAAGGCTTCTTAGAGGCGCCCGAGACGGTGATGTCATAGAGGGTCGCGCCGATCATGTCCGGATCCGACTCGATCACCAAGCACGTGCCGGCCATAACCGCAAAGGGCACATTGACAACCACGTCGCCAACACCAGCCGAAACCGCCGTCGTGTCGCCGTCAATAAACCAGCGCGGATAAGACTCGACGTCGCCAGGGTTGTCCATCCTGGCGTTCGCCGCCGAGTAGGAGGACGCGATGTTGACGATCTGCGGGCCGTCCGGCTCGAAGAACGGCAACGGCTCAACCTCGCCGATGAAACTGTTCACCACCGGATCGCCGACCCAGTAAGGCTGCTCAGCAATCAACGTGATCCCGTAGGAGTCCCAGCCCGTCCGCATAGGGTCGTGATCCCGGACCTTATCCCCGTCAGAGAGGAATCGCAGCCGGAGCGTACGGTGGCTGCCGTCCGGGTGCGTCACCGTCCAGACGCCAGTATCCTGCGGGTCCATAGTTGCCCAGAAGGCCCGGTCGCGGTGCATCCAGTCAATAGAGCCAGCGTCTGAGTAGATATGTAAGGGCCAGAACACTTCGCGGTCTAGAACGCTCGTGCCCTCATACCTAGACCCGGCCGCGGCCGGCGACACTGTTGAGTGCCGCTCAGCCGTGACCGAACCAAGGCCCCGCACCCCAGGCTTTAGAAAGAGGCCGGTGGGCGGGCTCATAAGATCCCACTCGGACCCCTTCGCGGTCCATCGCATAGACATCCCGGACCACGCCGGGGCCGCTGGCGTAGGCGGCATGTATGGTGCACCGTAAACGATATTCGCCACTGAGGCTCCTTACTGGTAGACCGCTTGCGCGTCACGCTGCTTGTTGAGGATGACTCGCGCCAGCTCGGTTTCGTCCCGGACGTGGATCTCGCCGTAGTTATTAAACCCGCCATGAGACTGCCCTGAGTTGCCCGCGGCCAGCCGACTGATGTCCGCCCACTGCCGCGGGTTGAGGATCGCCTCGGGCTTGCCGGTGCGATTCACTACCTGCGAGATACCGGGAGGCAGGATGCCGCCCAGGTCATACAGTGCCGGACCCGCCGCGGAACCCCTGCCGCCGGTAATGAGATCGGAGACGCTACCGAACAGCTTCTTACCGATACCGATAGCAAGGTCGGCGATCATGCCAGCCGCCGGGAACGCCTCACGGAACTTCGCCAACAGCCCGTCGATGATGCCCGCCAGCGGATTGAAGCCGCCGCCCGAAGGCGCGCCAGCACCGGACAGGTAACCGTGCGGGTCAACATCATTCGGCCAGCCCCCCGCGAACGTCCCGAAGTGCAGGTGAGGACCAGACGTAATGCCCGTGTTACCCGACAAAGCGATCTGCTGCCCAGCCCGGACCATGTCACCGACCTTCACAGCCATCGAGGACAGGTGAGCGAACCACGACTGAATACCGGAACCGCCGTCGACGTGGACCTCGTTGCCACCCCACACCCCCGGAGCCTGAACGCCGGGCCCAGACCAAGACACGCGTCCGTTCTCAGTAGCGAACACCGGAGTGCCGACCGACGCCGCATAGTCAACGCCCTTATGGATCCGGTTATAACCCTGCGTCTCGATCATCTGCTTCAGCGGATTCACGAAGCCGCCCTTGGCGTATCCCGCCAACGACTTAGCCATGGCATAAAGGTTCGCCACACCGGCCTTGCGAGTCTGCTCCTTGGTGAACACGAACTCGCCGCCGTGGACGATGCCCGCAGGCTCGTCCTTGGCGCCGTTACCCGTGTATCCGCCATTCATGAACCCGGCAGGCAGTGCCACGCGAGGCAGCTTGTCGATGCCCGGCAGGATGCCAGCGACGGTGTTGAACGCGCCAATCAGGCCATCATTGATGACCGTATCGACGACGAACCTCACCGGCATCTTGGCGATTTCCTGCAGCTTGTCCCAGGCCGTCTTGATGAATCCGACGCCGTCCTCGAATGCCTTCGGGATTGTCTTCGTGATGAAGTCCGAAAGCGTGTCAAAGACCGGCTTGATGACGTTGTCCCAAACCCACTTGATGGTGTTTCCGATGTTGTCGAAAACGGGCTTGATCGCGTTGTTGTACAGCCAGTTGAAGGCATTCGGCAGGATAACCGTGAACACGTTCACCCAAGCGTCAAAGACGGGCTTGAGAAGCGTCTCCCAAACCCACTTCGCCGCGTTGCCGATGGCGTCAAACACTGGCTTGATGACGCTGTCATGCAGCCAGTTCAGCGCGTTCGGGATTACCGTCTGGAATACGTACAGCCACGCGTCAAACGTCGGCTTCAGCACGTTGTCCCAGACCCACTTGACCGCGTCCCCAATCCCGTCAAAGACCGGCCTTATAACGCTCTCGTAGAGCCATGTAAAGACGGCCGGAAGGGTGACCTGGAACATGTATGCCCACGCGTCGAACACCGGCTTGAGTACGTTGTCCCATACCCACGAAATGACCGAACCAATCCCGTCAAAGACGGGCTTGACGGCATTCTCGTAGAGCCAGTTAAAGATCGCACCAATTCCATTGACCGCCTCGACCATTCGATTCCAGAAGGCCATGAACAGCGGAATCACGATGTAGGTGATCAGCGAAACGATGAGCTGGAAGATGCCGCGGAAGAACAGGTAGAAGCCGCCGACAATGACGCCGATAGAGTCGAACACCGGCTTGATGTAGGTCAGATAGAGCGCCGTGAAAACGTCGCCCACGAACTTGACCGCCGCCGCAATTCCATCGAACACCGGCTTGATGATCGATTCGTAAAGCCACGTGAACACCGCGCCGATACCGTCGATGGTTGACTGAATGAACGATGCGATGTTGTCGAACACCGGCTTGATGATGTCCGTCCAGAGCCAGCTAAAGAAGCCGCCGACAGCCTTTATCGCGTTGTTCCAGGCTGGCATTGCCGTGTCCGTGAACCACGAAACAACGGCGCCGATAGCATCCTGGATCCACTGGAAAGAGTTAGTGACAGCCTCGGAAACCCACCGCATTGCAGCGTCCACGCCATCACGGAACCAACCAATATTGTTGTAGGCCCATACGAAGCCGGCCACCAGCGCGGCGATACCGGCAATGATCCAGCCAACCGGGCCCATTGCAATAAGCCACGCAGCCGCGATCTTGACGGCCTGGATGGTCGCCTGCGCGCCCATGAGGAGCCAGCCGCCAACCATGGCGACGACAGCCCACGAGTGTGTAAAGGCAGCCTTGATCGCCTCGGCCTGCGTGATCGTCCATGCGATCTTCTGCTGCACTGCGGACTTCATCGCCTCGACGCCAAGCGCTACCCAGTGCGGGATTAGGGAGACGACAATGAGACCGACAATGATCCCGATAGGGGCGCGCATGTCCCAGAGCCACTTGGCGACGTCTTTGCTAGTGTCGATGACCTTTTGGAGAGCGTCAGGGATCTTCTTGACTTCGTCACGGATGGTCAGCAGGAAGTCCACAAAGCGGGAATCCTCTTCCCACCCGAACGCGGACGTCAGCTTGCCAGTGAAGTCACCAGTGATCAGCAGGTCATAGAGGCCCTGCGCTCCGTCGCGGACCTTGAGGAGGAAGTCGACGAGCGGCGAATCCTCTTCCCAGCCAAAGGCCGCGGTGAGCTTGCCCGTAAAGTCGCCCTTGACCATGAGGTCATAGAGTCCTTGTGCGCCCGCGAGGGTCTTATCCAGGAAGGTGCCAATTGCGGCACCGGCAATCTTCGCGCCCTCTTCCAGCGGCTTCATCCACTCGATAGCGCCGGCAAAGAACTGCTGGATCTTCGGGTACACGCCGGACAGCAGCGAGGCACCGATACGGCCGACAGAGGCCATGGTGTTCTTGAACGCGCCCTTGAGCGTTTCGCCGGATTTGAGAGCGGCGCCGCCGAGGCCAGACTCCATCGCGTTGGCAAACGTGGCGAAGTCGATCTGCCCCTTCTCGGACATTTTGTACACTTCCTCGGCAGTCTTGCCGAGCTCCTTGCCGAGGAGTTGAACGATGGGAATGCCGGCATCGCCAAGCTGCGCCAAGATATCGCCCTGCACCTTATTGGATGCGGCGGCCTTGTTCCAGATGGCGCCCATCTCGCCGAGCCCCACGCCGGCAATGCTTGCGCTGTCACCAACGAGCCGCAGCACACGCTGTAGATCCTTGCCGGGCTTGATGCCAGACGCCACTACGCCAGCGGCCACCGAAGCGGCCTCATCCAGCCCGAAAGCTGTGCCCTTCACCGATGCCATGGCATCGTTCATGATGCCCGTTACGGACTCGACCGAGTGACCGAGGCCCGAGAGCTTAGCCTTGGCCTCCTCGATGGCCTGCAAGCGGCCGAAGCCTTTGGTGAGCGCTACACCCAGGGCTGCAACGGCGCCGCCAGCGACGGCCACCGCGCCCGTCTTGAGCGCCCCGCCAAGGGCCGAGCCCATGCTCGACCCGGCGCGAGTACCCTCGGACGTTGCGACGCCGTCCAGCTCGCGCCCAACGGTCTGCTGCAAGTTCTTGAAGGTAGGCCGGATAAGTATGTCCGCTACGCCGATCGTGGGCATATGGGCCTCCTGTGAAGTTGTCAGATGTCGTCAGGCGTGAACCCAAACTGGCCGACGAACATCTCGGCCCAGTCACGTTCTGCCGCAGCGATGGCGCGGTCTATCTCGGTGTACGGTGCGGGGAACGGCTTCTCTTCGCCAGGCTTCCCGCCGGCCGCAGCAATGCTTACCTGCCGCAAGCCCTTGATGGCGTGCAGGATCTCGCGAAGCATCGTGATGTTCAGATCGAACTCAGAAATTCTTGGGGACCACGGATCAGCATCCTCTGGCTTTTGGAGCCTGAGTTCAGCCAGGTGCTTGGCTGCTTCCGGGTCGTTCGCTATTGCCTCGTTGAGCCTGCAAGCGGTTGGTAGGTTGTCGATCAGGTCGAGCAACCCGTCCCAGCGCCCGGCCGCGTACCATTCCGCAAGATCCACGCCGAACTCCCGCAAGAGGTCGGCGCGGATCTGCGGACGGTAACGGTGGATCAGCTCGCGGAGGCGGTGCCGTTTCCCGCGGTGCCGACTGTCTGCTCGTAGTACTGGATCGCGGCTTGCACGACGGCGGCCAGCTCACGGACGGACAGCTTCTCAGCCTTGAGTGCGGCAGAGTCGGCTTTGGAGAGCCACTTGTCCAGCGCCTCCCAGTTGGATGAATTCTGAGACAGCGTGCTAAACACCGTCTCCGCTTCGGTGGACTCAAGCGCGAACAAGTCCGGGAAGGTGATGAGCTTGGAGCCCGTCAGCGACACGCGGAACGGATCCGGCTTGGCTACCTCCTTGCGGAGTGCGGTAAGGGACAGGTGGACAGTCGGCTTGTCTACGGCCATGGTGTTACCTCCGGGTGTGAGGGTTGGTTACTTGGTGGGCTTGGGGGCGGCTGCGGGCTTCTGCTCCACAAAACCGTCGCGGCGAAGCTCTGCGGCCTCGGTCGGGATGTCGGTGTCGATGCTCAGGCTTCCCTTAGTGAAAGTTGCCATTGACTACTCCTTAGAAGTTGGTCGGGTGTCAGGTTGAAACGGTGCGCGCCGCCACCCAGAGAACGGCGCGCACCGAGCTTGATAGGGCTAAGAGCCCTGAGTGAAGCCGAGCGCCACCTTGTTAGCCACAGCGCCCGTGCCGCCGATGTAGTGCTTCACCGGCACGCCAACCTCAGCATCGGTGAACACGTCGAACGTGAGTGACTGCTGAAGCGGATCGCCCGTTCCCCACTTCTGGGAATCGGTCGAGGCGAGCTTGACGGAACCGTAGCCGCGGGCAAGGATCCAGTTGTCAGCGGCGGGGCCATCCGAGCCGATGATGAGCAGGCGGTATTCCTGGCCCACCGGGAGGTCCGGCTCGTCAATGACGATCTCGCCGTTGGCGACGGTCTGAGTCACGGCGGTCAGGTCCGTTCCGAGGGTCAGTTCCAGCATGTGCTTCTTGCCGGTTTCGAGCGCCGTCATGGTCACGGAGCGGGCCACTTCGGTCACGTCGGAGCGGACCGGGGAGGCGTAGCCGAGCGCGCTTACGGACTCTGCGGACACGTCGCGGCCGAACTCGTAGCCGTCAGGGGTAACCAGGCCGACAGGCAGCCAGCCCGCCGTCTTGAGGTCGATCAGAGTGCCGCCGACGCCAAAGAGTGTAGTGGGCAGGTCGACGGATTTGGGAGCAATGAAGGCGAGGGCCTTCTGAATCTTGCGGACCAAGTTCCGGTCATCGGATTCCTGGCGGATTGTGTCAAAAGTAGGCATAGCGAATAGACCCCTTTCAGGGCTCAGAGTTGGTTAGTTCCCCGAACGGGGCTAGAGGGGCCGTGACGTGACGAGGAACGTTGCCGTGGCCTTGTTGATGGTGTCGGACTGGTAGGGCACGTCGGCGGGCGTGATGTCCTGCTCGATGCCGTCAAGGTGCCCGGAAGGCGTCTCGATGTCGGAGCCGATAATGGATGCCGTGATGGACTCCAGCGTGTTGACTGCCTGTTGTCCGGGCGCGTAAACCTCGATCGTTGCCCGGTCTACGCGGTCAATGAAGCCCCTAGTGCCGCCCGTGACATAGATCAAGGCCAGTGGGAACGGGCCTTGGATCGAGCCGTAGGAGTCGGCGGGGATCTGGTAGACCGCCCGGACCGGCTGCCCGAGGTGGGTCGCGCCGTCGATCAGGTCGAACAGGGCATCGCGAGTGTCCGGGAAGAGTAGAGCGTCAATCACTTGTGCCCCTCACCTTCATGGAGTCAGCCACGCGCAACAGGATCGCGTCCCGTGTATCGCGCCAGTCCGGTCGGGACTCGCGGACCACGGCGCCGGCGCGGCGTTCATTCGCCCAGCCGGCCACGACGGTCGACGGCATGGCCTCATACTCGCCACGCCCAACAGCCTGCGCATTACCTGCCAGTCGTTGAGCGGCGGCCAATATTGCCTCGCCGACAGCCGATGACGTGGCGAGATCCTTGAGCCCGGAATCATCGGCCATGTAGGACTTGATGCCCTGGATCTTATGGAGCGCCACTAGGTCATCACCAGCCCTATTTCCCAGCCATGCGGCCACTCGCCCGGCCTGCCGTCCACGGTCCACGTTCCGGCCATCCTCGCGCCCTCAGGCACCCGGATTCGGTCGGTGGGCAGGAACGTGAAGCCGGGATCGCGGTACAGGACAGCCGTGGAGCTCACGACGTCGGCCCGGTCAACAGGGTCAGCGGTCGCCCGCGGCCCAATCAGGCAGCCGGTTACAGGGATCTCCACCGGCGCTATCGGATTCCCCTTGGCGTCCTTGCCGCCGCCCCGCAGGACAGTAACGGCGGTCAGCCACGACTTCGGGAATCGCTTCACAAGGGAACGGCCCGGCGTGATGTAGTCCGGGAACGCGTAAACGACACCCATTAGGCGCCCTCGTAGATCGGCTCACCAGCGATGTCAGCACCACAAGAGCAGTACGTCGCACCGAATGCGAGGTTGCACCACGGGAGATGACTCGTAGTTGCGCACCCTGCGATCTGCACACCGAACGCCCGCTGCACCCCATCGCCAAGAGCCTTGCGCTCCTGCTTGGTGAGGTAGAAGTCGCCGGCAGGATTTACCGGCTTCATCGTCACGGAGAACGGGCCGCCGGACTGCTGGACGCTTTCCATCCCATCCATACCGTCAGCGTCAGGCATGGCCCGGCGGACAACGGCGCACACGATCCGTCTGCGGGTTGCCGGCAAAGCCAGGCCCGCAGACGGAACCGTGTCCAGAATGAACTGGGAAGCGTCCTCCAGTAGGACCGTCGCGTGAGCGTCGGCCCCCACCGGGAAGTCAGGCCAGCGGGCTTTCAGTTCCGCCAATGTCGCAAACGGAAACGGTAGAACTTCGGCCATGGCCTGACCTCCTGGTTACTTGCTTGTGCGGCGGGTAGGCTTCTCTTCGGATTTCTCAGCAACCCACTCGGAGCCGAGGACCTTGTCATCACGAACGCTCACAATCGCACCCGACGTGACGTGCTTGTACCGTTTCGCCATGGGCTAGACCAGGTCGTGGATCTTGGAGAACGCGTTCAGGTCAGCGATGCCCCAGCCGTAAACAACCTCGGCGCGGAAGGCAACCTGGTTGTACCGCTTCAGGTCGCCACCGCCGTCCGGGTCACCGAAGCGGATGACCTCAAGGCCAATGGACTTCTGGATGCCCCAGCGGATAGCGGAGAAGTCGCCGACGTAGCCGAGAACCTTCGTGTCCACAGCGAGAACGCCAGTGCCGCGGACTGTGTTGGACACCGACGCACGGTGGCCGTCCAGTTCCGAGGTTTCGATGCCAAGGCGGAAGTTCGGGTAGAGCTTCTGTTCGGAGTTGGCGCCACGCAGCGCGGAGAACTTCGCCGCGTAGGTCGGGTCGAGTGCGATGTCACGCGGCACGAATCCGTCAGCGAGCACGAGGCCGTCCGCAGCGTCCAGGGACACGTAAGGCTTGTCGGCTGCGACGTACTCAACCAGGTTCGTGGTGTCCGTGAGGCCGCCGTTCATCGCGGCGACAACAGCGCCACCGGTCGGGTTGATCTCGTGGAACACGCCGAAGTCGAGTGCGCGGGACAGTGCCGGCTGGATCAGTTCGAGGATCTCGTCGACAACTTCAAGCTGACGGTCCTCGTCGGCCCACAGGACTTCCTCGTTGAAACGGAGGGTCTTGTGGAACTTGAACGGCTTGATCGTCTTGCTGGCAGACGTAACGGACGAAGCGCCCTTAGCGCCGCCCTCAGCGACGTACTCGGCCTCGCCGATGTCGAACGTCCACGATTCGCCCTCGCCGAAAGTCATCGGGGTCTGTGCGGACAGGCTCGCGACGCAGGAGCCGTTCTGGATTTTGCCCAGCCAAGGGGCGATTTTCTGCTTCGGGATCGTAAGCGATCCGGTTGCCAGAGAGGTCATTTCATTCTCCTAAGGAAGTGTTTCTAGTCTTTAGCGGTTGCAAAGAGGTTGCGCGTGAACTCCCTGAGGGGGTTTTCCGTAACCTTGTCGGGAGTAAGTTCCTGCCCAGGAATGACCGGGCCGGATGGTTTGATGAGTTCAGCGAGGACCTTGGCGTGGGCTTCTAGTTCTTCGCGGGTCGTACCACGGAGGGCTGATGCCGGGACTTTGGCCGCCTCGGCGACTTCAGAGACGAGCGTTGCCCGCTCCTTTTCCGCCTCGTAGGTCTGGAGCTTCGTAGCAAGCGCGCCACGCTCGGACTCGGCGGCGGTGTACTTACCCGTCAACTCGTCCAGTGCCGACTTGTTACTTTTTGCTCGGTCTTCCCACTTGCGCGCTTCCTGCTTCCAGTCCGTCTCCTGTGCAGGAGGCGCCGGGGTGGGCGTCGGAATTGGCGCTGGTGTTGGTGTGGGCTCGGGTAATGCTTCACTCATCTTTTTGTTCCTCCCGTGCGGGATAAAAACGGCTCCGTGCGGGGCCGGTGGTCTAGTGGGTGTGGACGCCGTCATTCACCGCGTCCGGGTGCAGCCGGCGGAACGCTGCGGCTACGTCCTTGATGTCGCCGGACTGTGCCGCGTTACGGGCCGCCCGATACATCGCATAGTGGTCGTCGGGCAGGTAGCCCTCGGGATAGTCGGACGCCTTTCCGATGCGCGTCGGGACGCAGTCGCAGTCGCCGTGGTACTTGTGGCCGGGACCGCCAGCGGACTGCTTGGACGCGTAGACTGCATCCCGCGAGGCCAGCACAAGGCACCATGAGCAAGTCTTGGCGCCGGTCGGAACTCGCGCCCAACGCACGCCTTCGCGCTTGGCGTTGGTCGCCATCGTGTCCCTGCCGGGCTGCTTCACATACTTGTCCGTAGCGGTAAGTAGCGGCGAGAGAATCGCGGCCGGGTCGGGCGTCCATAGATGCCCTGCTAGATAGCGCACCTTCGCCTCTACCGCGCCCGCAGGTACGCCCGGGGCCGTTATCGCCCGGAACCGTCCGGCGGCCCCAGAGGCGGCCCTAGTCTCTTCGTACCAGTCCGCAGCGAGGGTCGCTGCAACAGCGCCGTATTGCTCCGTCAGGACAGGCAGGAACTCCAGGAGTGCATCACGGGCCGCCTCGGGCTTCGAGAGATTCAAGGACCGGAAGAACGCCTCAAGCGCCGAGCGGACAAGCTTAGACAGTTGCGCGTTGTCCGCACGGAACTGCTCGATGCTCGCCGGGTCCACCATGGCTAAACGTCCTCCGGGGCCTTGATCGTGATCGGGTTACCGGGGATGAATTTGACGTTCTCAAGCCCGACGATCGTCGCCGCTGCGTCAGCGTCCACACCAGCACGACGAAGCGTGCCAAGTGCGGTAGCCTTCAGGCCCAAGACTTCAGCCGCAGCCTTCGCCGCGTCCGCCTCGGTAGGTGCCCCATCGACAGCAGGACTGCCGCCAGCCAGCAGTTGAGCGAGTGCACCGCCGGCCGCAGCCTTCTTGCGTTCGTCCAGGATCCGGTCAACCTGATCCTCATCGAAGATCGTTTCGAGCAGGACTGGCGAACTGGCAAGCTCCGGGTTCGCGCCGGCCAGCTTCACGTAGGCGTCAGCGTTCGCTGACATTGACCGGAACTCCGGATCAGCAAAGCGCGCCGACAGCTTCCATGAGTCCGTGGGAGGCTCAGTGAGCCCGTCGCGGACCATGACGGCCAGCGTGGCGATCTGCGTTACGGCTTCACTGAGGACGACGTCATTCTGGTTTCCGACCTCCAGCATCAACTTCCGCTCGGCAGTCAGCATCGCCTCAGCGCTCGATGGATTGTCATGCAGGATGCCGAGTTCCGCTAGGGGAATGCCAGTCTCACCGGAGAACGCCGATGCAACAGTGCGGAGCATGTCAGAGTGCGGCGTCATGGTGGCTTGCTGCAACTGCTTGATGCTCGGCGCGTTGCCGTCAGCGTCACGAGTCAGCGCGATAAGACGATCCATCGCCAACTTGAACTTCTTGGACTCGCTCGCCTCGCCGTCGAACGCGTCAGGGTCGATGCCCTCAATGGCAAGCTGCGGGGAGCTGTAGAACTCAGCGTTGCCTTCCATGCGCACGTAGGCGCGCACGGCCATGTCCGTCAAGGACATGACGGGGTTGGAGATCCGGGAGCGGCCGAACGGCTTACCCAACTGCGGGTCATAGGTCAGCGGGACGGCCAGCGTCCGGCCGATGGCGTTCGGGATCTTCTCCGCGGTCCACTTGCCGTCACCCTTGGAGCATTTCAGCACATTTGCCGGCAGGTAGACGATGAACTCGGACGGCTTATCATCCTTCATCGCCGATATGGTCAGGGCCGCGCTGACGCGCCGGTTACGGCGGTCCCAGATGGCCGCTGACGACTCCGCAGAGTGCGCCTGGATCTGCACCTCAGCCTCGCCCGGCAGGCCCTTAGCTACGGTCATGAGCGCCATGCCGTGCTTGTAGGCCGAGACGATGCCCTGCGAAAGTTCAAGGCGGAAACGGTTCGCCCAAAGGATTTCCCCGAGCTCAAACGGATCCTCGGAGCCGGGCAAGCGGAAACCCTCGAACCGGGAGCGCGTCGCGGCAGCCCGGACGGCCTGAGTCGCCCATCCGAGGAAGAACTTAGCGTTCTTCAACTGCGGCGGCAGGGTCAGGCCGAGGTCCTTGAAAGACTGCTCGGAATCGTAGTAGAGGGACCGTTTCAGGTTGCGCCCACGCCGGCCATTCCACACCGAAAGCAGTTCAGCAATGGTTGTCATCTCATCATCGGAAAGGCCTTCAATACGAAGCCTTGAAATATCCTCAGCAGTCCAGTCGCTCACAAAAAGCCAGCCTTTCTGCCGGGTCTACGTTTAGTTGTTTTCGCGCCCCAATAGGCAAGAGTCACCGCGTCGAGCAGCGCGACATTGCCGCCCTCCGGCGCCTGCCAGCCGAAGCCGCCATTCGCGCCGATCTTCCGCTTCTCGGCGGCCTTGACCTGCTCGTCAAGTTCGGACTGCCCGCGGTGGGTGAAGTCCTTGGAATTGAGTGCGGCCTCAAGCATTGAAGTGCCGGATGTGATCGTGTCCGTGCCAGCCGTGATGACGACCGACTTGGGCACGCGGGCCTCGTGAAGCGCGTTCACCAGATAGCCCACGCCCGCCTTGCCATCAACCACGATCTGCGCCGCCTTCTCGTGACGCTCGACCAGCCAATCGACCAGCCATGCAGTGCCGTCTCCCATCGATGCAAGCTTGATGCCCTCGATGTGGATCGGGCCCTCATCGGGGCGGATCGCCGCAGCAAGTGCCACGCTGGATCCGTCCACCGAGAACCGGACAGCATAGACGCGCCGGCCATCAGTCGGGGCCGTGGGAATCGCCAAGGCGTCCCAGGCTTTGGCGTTGATCGCCTTCTTGGTTAGCGCCGCCTCATCCCAAATGCCGAGGCCTTCACGAAGGAAGGATTCAACCGAGCCAAGCAGCTTGCGCATACGCAAGATCGCGGACTCAGTCGTTCGCCGGGGATAGGACGGGTTAGCCTTTGCCCACTGCTTCCGGTCATCGGGGTTAGCCTTGGGATCCGCAGAGAGTTCGACGTAAAGGACGTCCTCATCCTCGCCGGACAGCGCAGCGGCCCGCCGGTTCATGAACACTTCGCCGGGATCGTTCGGGCGAGGGGGAGTGCCCATCATGAGAACGAGGCCATTAGGCGCCGCGTTCGTCGCCGGCACCATGTCTTCCATGGCCTTCTCGGTGAGGATTTGCGCCTCATCGAGAACAAGGATGTCTACCTGCGCGAAGCCACGGCCGAAGCCGGATTCACGGGCGCCGAACAGGATCCGGGAACCGTTACGGAACTCGACTTCCTGCTCGCCATTAGCACGGCGGACGCTCGCAACGTGCGGCTTGATCTCGCGGCGCTCAGCCATGGCCGCCATGGAGCGGAACGTCTCGTTATGCGTTCTCGTCCGGTGCGCAGTCCAAATAACCGTCGTGCCCGGATTCAGAGTGCACAGAGCAAAGATGATCGCGCCGATAGTGAAAGTTTTGCCAACCTGGCGGGGAATGCTAACGACAGCGCCGCCGATACCGCAGGCATAAAGGCCATTGTCACGCTTGGCAAGGATCGCCATGCCAAGGCCGACCTGCCAGCCGTCGAACCGGACGCCCATCTCCAAAGCGCGGGCAGCCACCGGAGCCCAGCCCGTCGAAACGATGCCCTCGGGAAGGATTACATGCCGGGCAACCTCAGATAGCTTGGGGTCTCCACTGCTCGTCGGTGACGTCATTGGATTTCAACGCCTCCTCGGCTTCCTCGACTCGCAGCGATTCAATCTCACGGCTAATCTCCATCTGCCGGCGAGTCAAAGCCGCAAGGTCGCGAGGGGAAGTCATCTCGCTGTCAATCGCACGAGCAAGAACGGCGCGCATAGCCCGGAGCTCATCGGATCGGCTACCAGACTCCGCGGCATCAAAAACAGACATCGGCGGCTTGGGCTCGGACGGCGAAGTCTCGGCGGGCGGATCGACGTTCGGAACGGAGCGCAAGGGCGTCTTCTTGGGGGCCATAACGAGCCTCCTAACGCCGTGTGGAAAAAATGTGGGGCAGAGTGCCCATGTGG